ATGACGAGCAAAGAGACTACGCCCGGGGCGTGCTCGGCCCGCTGATGCTGGCCTGTCGTAACGATTCGAGCGTGGATGAGATAGTGGAATTCTACATAACCAGCGGCATTGATTGCCGCGACACGGCACACCGCCGCGATGCCGCCGACGTGCTGACACAAATGATAGTGGGGGAATTATGAAAAACGATATAGAGAAACGGACCTTGGCCGACTGTGAGCTTCGCGTCGTGGGAGAAGGCGATACCAAAAAGATCACCGGGTACGTTGTGAAGTGGGGCATGTTGAGCGAGGACATGGGCGGGTGGAGGGAACGCGTGGCCAAGGGGGCTTTTACGAACACGCTGGCCAGTGGCCCTGATGTCGTGAGTCTGTTCAATCATAATGCGGCCTGCGTGTTGGGCCGTCGGTCTGCCGGGACCATGATTGCAACCGAGGACGATACCGGCCTGCTGATTGAAGTTACACCACCTGACACGCAGGCGGCACGCGATGTAATAACCAGCATTGAACGCGGCGATGTAAAGGGACAGTCGTTTATGTTCCGCACCATCACTGACGCATGGGAAACTCAGGACACCATGGAAGTTCGCACGCTAAAAGAGGTGGAACTCCGTGAGGCTGGCCCGGTGGTGTTCCCTGCTTATCCTGATTCGCAAGTGGCCTTGCGGTCACGCGACGAATGGAAGGAACAGCAAAAACCGCAGGTCGATAAAGACAAGTTGAAACGGCAGGTACGTCTTGCCGAGATCGAATAGCAACACACACCGGAGGCCGTCGCCTGACCATGTGATGCAAATACGGGGAATAAACATCGAGATTATAGGGGAAAACAATGAAAATCAAAGATATGATGGAACTGCGCGCCAAGCACATCACTGACGCCCGTGCAGAATCCGAAAAAGAAGATTGCAACGAGGAACGGTTTGACAAGTTCATTGCCGACGCCGCCGATCTGAAAGTGAAGATCGACAGCCGCACCACCCTTGAGGCCGCCGAAAAAGACTTGGCAGAAACCCAGGGTCGGGCCGCCGATACCGAACGGCGTGACAGTTCCGAGGAAACACCCGAAGCGACCCGCCAGACCGTTGAGCTTCGTAGTTCGATCAATGGCACGCCTCGCACCGTAGAAGTGGACGCCACGCCCGCACGGGTGGCCGCATGGAGCCATTACCTGACCGAAGGCCGTAACAGCCTGACTGCCGATGAGACGCGAGCTTTGCAACAGGATATCGGGGCATCGGGTGGGTTCCTGTCCGCTCCCGAAGTGTTCACCGCCCAGCTCATTCAGGCGTTGGACAATAGCGTATTCATGCGTCAGATTTGCAATGTTCTGCCGCCGCCGACCACATCAACCAGCCTGGGTATCCCGACGCTGGAAACTGATGTGGCTGATGCCGCGTGGACCGCTGAGATTGGCGCCGTGTCGGAAGATTCGAGCCTGGCATTCGGCAAGCGGTCGATGAGTCCGAATCAACTGACCAAGCTTGTCAAGCTGTCGCAGAAGCTTCTGCGAATCGCCAGCATCAGCCCTGACGCTATCGTCCGCGAACGCTTCGCGTACAAATTTGGTGCTGTTGAGGAAAACGCGTACATGAACGGCACTGGTGCTGCCCAGCCGCTCGGTATCTTTACCGCGTCCGATGATGGCATCACGACCTCGCAGGATGTGTCAACCGAAAACAGCGAAACGGCCATGACCTTTAACGGCCTGATGAATGCCAAGATGGATATGGCCGCTCAGTACCGCCAGGGCCTTTCGTGGATCTTCCATCGTGACGGCGTGAAACAACTCATGAAGATCAAAGACGGTGACGGCCAGTACATCTGGCAGCGTGCAGTCACCGCCGGCCAGCCTGACACGATCCTCGGTGATCCGGTGTTTGAAAGCGAATACGCACCGAACACGTTTACCACGGGCTGCTATGTCGGCATCTGCGGCAACTTCCAGAACTACTGGATCGTTGATTCGCTGGCTATGACCATTCAGGTGCTGAACGAACTGTATGCCGCCACCGGCCAGATTGGCTTTATCGGGCGGAAAGAAACTGACGGTGCCCCGGTTCTGGCCGCTGCGTTCCGTCGCGTCACACTGGCCTAAACAAAACGAAAGAGAGGATCAATATGAGTCTTTTGGAACAGATCGAAATTATTATGGGTGCTGATGCGGAAACTGTTTCGTCCAGCATCGACACGAACACGAGCATCATCGACACTTCGGGATGCGATGGCGTCCTGTTTATGGTGACGATCACCGAATCAATCACAAGCGGCGTGGCTACGTTGTCCGTGCAAAGCAGCACTGCCAACAGCGATTCGGCCATGGCCGTGATCCCAGGGGCCACCGCTACGTCCACCTGTGTATCCAGCACAGACATTGACGACACCATGCTGGTCGTCGATGTCTACAAGCCCAATGAGCGTTATGTTCAGGACACGATTACCAGTTCCGCCGCCAACATCGCCTATGGTCAAACCATTGCCGTGAAATACAACGGTCGGCTCAAACCGACGTCACAGGGCGCGACTGTGCAGGCATCGACCGCCGTGATTGGCACCTAAAACCACAACTGATGGCCGGGCGGGTTTGTCCCCGTCCGGTCCTTTTGGAGAAATGAAATGAGAAAGATACTTTGTTTTTTGATGTTGGCCGCGATGTGTCTGGCTGGCGTTGTTATGGCCGACACGTTTAGCACGGCGGTCTATAAGACTGACGGCGGCGATACGCTTGGCGTTGAGGATGGCGGGTTCATTAAAGTTTACGATGGCGGCATCATCTGGTTCGAGGCCACCGACACGGTTAACACTGACCCTTGCGAGGGCTACGTTTATTGGGACGACTCCGAAGGCATCCTTAAAGGATGGGACGGGTCACAGTGGCTTGCCTTTGGCGACGGTACATTTGTCGGCGGTAGTATGACGACAGATACTACGTTATCGAACGGCGTCGATTTGCTATCAAGCGAGGTCATGTCTCAAACGAATGCCATACAGGTCTATGACGTGGACGGCACGGCCTATGTGGATGCGTTTCGTGTTACTAACGGCAACACGGGGGCCATTGTTATTGGCGCCGCTACGGCGTCCGTGGCCATTGCCAGTACCGGATTGGATGTGAGTACCGGCGGGGCGATTACTAATGTGACATCAATCCAGATGACCGATGATATTACGATGGCCACCGCTAAGGGCGTCAAGTCTAGCGTCACCACCGCTCAGACGGTTGGTGTGTATGGCTATGATGTTGATGGAACGGCGTACGTTGGGGCATTAGTCGTGACCAACGGCGACACCCCGGCGACCGTGATCGGCAATGCCAGCGGGACCACTGCCATTACGTCGAGTGATTGGGCTATTGGCACCACGGGTATTGCTACCGGCCTTGGGAACATCACCACAGACGGCCTGGTGTCTACCGCCACGAATACCTACCTGCTGACCAAATGCGTAAAGTACACCATCGGCGATCCGACCGACACAACCGCAGATGCACAATGGGCGGGTGATGCTGACACCACGGAACAGATTATTGATTGCGGTGCGATTATCCCAATCTATGGACGAATCATTGACGCTGTGATTATCTGTACTGAGACTGTTGCAACCGGAATGACCTTTGCGGCAGAAGTTGGCACATCGTCAAGCGGTGCGGAGTTGATTGTGTCCGCCGATTGTGATGACGTTGGCGACGTGACCGAAACCGCTGCGGCTGGCTCCGCTATTGGCACGGTGTCAAGTTCTGCCGTCCATGTATATGTTGCCGGAACTCCGACAACCGCCAACTGGGCGGCCATGGATGCTGGCCTGTGGACTGTTATCGTTACCTATGTCGATTATGGTGCGATAGATTAAAGGGGGGCATTATGCACCTGACAAAATACAGCGTGACCATTACGACTGCCGCAACGGGTGGAGCGGGGACCGGCTATGTCGGCCCCTGCAACGGTGAGATTAAACGCATCGCCTACGTCAAAGATGACTATTCCGCAGGCTGTGACTTTGTGGTTACGACTGAGGAAACGGCACAAGCGATCTGGACCGGCACTGCCATCAATGCCACAGTGGCCCTCTGTCCACATCAAGCGGTGTCTGGCAATACCGGCACAGCGGCAACCTATGACGGCACCAGGGCTGTCCTGGCTCCGATGGTGGTTGCCAATGAACGGATCAAGATTGCCGTGGCCGACGGCGGTGTTTCTAAATCAGGCACATTCTATA